CGTCTAAATTTACGTCTAAGGGAACTAGTTTTGGTAATTGGCTCCATTTTCGATATGCGAACGTGACACTAAGTCTTGCGTATTCGTTATTTTGCGCCCATCCTATATTTACCGCTCCCACATTTAAAGGATATGCTTCTTCAAATTTTATTCCATACGATGGTTTATTTTCTTCTGTAAATGTTCTTAGCCAAATATCAGACGTATAATCTTCATAGTATGAAGCGTCATGCGTATCAGGATCAACTATTTGATTTTGCCAATCATCAAAAAATGATTTTTCTTCCCATCCTTCTGCAGTACAAATAAATGTCATTGTAGTATCAATAAACATTTGACCATACCCAATTTTTCTTACAGGTCCATATAATTTATCTTCAACTGTGAGTATGGATTTACCAGGAAGTTCTGCCTGTTCGCAACGAAATGTTAAATCGCTCATTTCACCTCTCGGAATATAAACTTCATATCTATTTATTGGCGCAGGACCGCCCTTGACATTTAGGGTATTTCTAAATTTGTCTATGCTTAAAGTCATTTAATCATTCTCCTACTGTCTCCCCAAACAACAAGTTTGTTTTCTTTTTTAAATCTTTCTGTTGGTAAAAATAATGCAATTTCTTTTTCGTCTTCGTCTATAATTACTACTCTAGATGTAATATGTTTATATAAATATCTTTTTACTGTTGGTTTAAGCACTTTAATTTTTGAAAGGGCTTCATAATTTACGCTTTTAGTTTGATCAATAGCATCCATCAGTTTTGCTCTAAGTAATGGGGGTAAATAATGAAAATTTAAACCAAGAAATCCATTACCATACATTTTTACGCACATGACTAAAGGAAATCTATCATAGTATTTCATTTTTTCTTTAGTCTTTGGATCATAAAAATAGGACGCCATTGCTCCAGGCAATATTGTTCCCGTGCCTGATTTTTTAGCAGTTTTATAAAATTCGTCTGCTGTATCAACTTCACTAAATCTACTTCGCAATTCTGATCTTAGGGCACCAACTTTTCTACGAAACCATTGTGATGCGTTACGTGTTTTTGGTTGTCCTTCATTCCTTCTCAATGCGTTTTTTAATCTATCTAAAAATGTTTGATTTTGTTGAGCCATAGTTATATTTAGTTAAAAAAGATGATCTTCCGTAATGATTTCAAATCGCCATTTTCTGATCTTACAGAACTCTATAGCCGCATTCCATTTTGCCTCATTAACACCAAAGGTGTATACTTCGGATAAATATCTCTTAGTAACTCTTTTGGGTTTCTTGGGAGGAGATGTTTGTTTTTTGGGCTTGACTTCTATAATAATGTTTTCTGTTAAACCAGTTTTTCTTTTTACCTTAATCCAAAAATCAGGGAAATATCTATGTATTTTTTTGTCAATAGGAGACCTATAGCGAACAACTATTTCTTCACTCGACCATTCAATAATCATAGGATTTTCTTCACAATAATTCATGAATTTTTTTTCCCATAAAGAACGATAAGTTATTTTAGTAGGATCTCCCCTATACTTTTTTAGATTCTTTATTTTATATTTCCCTTTGTAACTCATGCTAAATATTATGTATAATAAGGAGAATAATGACCACAGACACTAAGTTAAACCAATTAATTAATGCGAAAACAGGTATTCCTGTTCACAGATTTCCAAGAAATCTCGGATCTTCTGTGAAAGATCCAGAATCAAAGAAATTTTGCATGTTTGAATTTGCCACTATTGAACACGGAGCTTCAAAAATAGCTTCTTGTGTAGTGCTACCTTTTCCGGAAATAAATGATGCTATTAATGTAACCTATGATAATGCCGAATTTGATGTTGCTGGTGCAATTGCAGTAGGAGCGGCGGCTGGAAATATAAACATAGATAGATTATCGAATATTGCAAAAACAGGAATATCTTCATTTAACCCAAGCTCTTTTGCCAGAATAGCTTCAGATGTAGTGTTAAGCGGAACTCCTGGTTTAAAAGCGGGAGTAGCAAAGGGGTTAAATACGATACAAAATCCATATGTTACAAGCGTATTTAATAGTGTGGGATTTAGAGATTTTTCTTTTTCGTTTGTGCTAATGCCTAAAAATTCTAATGAAAGTAATACCATAAAACAAATTATTGAAACTTTTAAACACGCAATGTTACCTGAAAAAGTAACAACAAGACGAGACGATGAAGTGTCTTCTCAAAGTACAGGAATTTTAACAATGCCAGATAAAGTTAATATTACGTTTTTTCCTACTACTAACGATTATAGTAAAGAAAATAAGAATAAACTAGTAACAATTAAGAACGCGGTTATACAAGATTTTACAGTTGAATATTCTGCAGGAACACAAAATCCTATTTTTTTTAAAGAAACAAATGCGCCACTAACAGCTACATTAAATGTGACAATTAAAGAAACTGAAATTTATACTAGAGAAAGATGTATTGAGGATTATGGTGATATGTATAAATTGACTTGGAAAACTTATTAAAGAGCGAAAGATAAATGGCTATAACAAAAAATCCCAGCGGCAATTTAACTAGTTTATTGGGCGAAAATAGATTCGAATATCCTAAAGGTATTGCTACAACTAAAGGATTGCAACATTTTATGGTAATATCAGAATTGATATTTAAACCACCCATTAAAAATAAAGATGCATTTAATGCTCAGATGAATTTTGAACAAATTACTTCCGGTAATGAGGCAAGTGATTATTATATACGAGGTAAAAGTTTTGTTTTACATTTGCCAGTTGGTTCATTAAAAACACACTATTCCGCAGATTATTCCGATGTGGATTTAGGTATTTTTGGAGATATATTGTCTCAAAATGCTCATCAAATAACAAAAGACTTAAAAGAAAATTTTGAGACTTTTTCAAGTGGATCTGGTAGCGGTTTTATACAAAAATCAATGGAGTTTTATGGAAGAATGGGTAAAGATGTTATGCAACAAGCTTCACCATATAATAGTAAAGGTGTTAGAGGAGATTTTGCAAATAATATTAAATTTAATATTACATCTGCTCTTGGTGCATTAGCTCCTTCACACGCAAAAGGAGAACAAGTGGCCTCCATGTCTATGAGAGAGTCGAGAAATCCATATACATCTCTTATATTTACAGGAGTAAAAAAATTACGTCAACATTCTTTCACTTTTGACTTTAATCCTAAATCTGCGAGCGAATCCGAAGCCCTTATGAAAATTATAACCAATTTAAAAGTCGGTATGTTACCTGGATTAAATCAGTTAAGTTTAGATGGGTCCAATGTTGTCGAGCCCGAACAAGAAATAGTGTCATATGATCCAATAGGATTGGACCATCATCCGGGAGTGTCTAAAAAGAAAACAACGTTAAAAATTTCAAACAAAATGAATTCTGCTTTCTTTTCTTTTCCTAATACATATAGGATTCAATTTTATAGTAATTTAGAAAAAAATACATATTTACATCGTATAGGAAATTCTTTTTTAACATCACTTAAAGCGAAATATGCACCTAAATTTTTTGAAGAAAATGGTTTACCGACATCAATAAATTTACAGCTTCAATTCAAAGAAAACTTTACTCTAGATAGATCACATGCGGAGGACTATTAATGTCAGAATTTTTTAGAAATTATAAAACATTTTATTATAATATAGATAAAGTTACTCCGATTAGGGCCACGCTTGCAACAAATTTGTTGTCCAGAGTAGATATAAATAATAAAATTTTAAAAAATATTTCTTCATATTATCCTTATAGAATAAAGGAATTCGAAAGGCCTGATATTATAGCTCATCGATATTATGGATCTTCTGATTATACGTATTTAATATTTTTAGCAAATCATATTCTAGATCCTTTATATGATTGGCCCTTATTTGGAAATGAATTAACGCTGTTTATCGAAGAAAAATATGGTTCACTTGATTCTGCAAGAACGGGTATACATCATTATGAAAAAATATTAAGAACAGAATCTAAAGCGACTGTGGATACTGGCAAAATTCTGGAAAAAGTTGCAATCATTAATAAAGAAACATATAATGATCTTGATGATTCAGAAAGAAAAATAATATATAATTATGATTATGAATTAATGAAAAATAATGAAAAAAAAGAAATTATTTTAATAGAAAATACTTATTCTGCGCAAATTATGAGTGAGTTAAGAACCCTTTATTTTAATTAGGTAAGATATAATATGTCACATGTAGATTCTCATTTTAGTACTGATTCGGTCTGGAAAATAACTTTCATAAATTATAAGGGGGCATCATACACAATCGATTCTGAAAATAATTCAGCGATTGCTGGATTTACAATAAATGAATCTTTATTTGAAAGTAATGTTATAACCGGTGATGTAAAAATATTTGATGTGGCTGGATTAGACGAAAGAATTCCTATTATTGGACAAGAAAAAATACGTATATTGTTAAAAAATAAATTATTGGATGGACCAGATTGGGATGCTGAATATACAATTGTTAAAAGATCTGCTACTATAGAAGACGGTCCTACAAGATTTTATGTATTGGATTTTTGTTCAGACGAGTTTATTGCTAATTTGAGAAATAGAGTGTCAAAATCCTATAAATCTGTTTTGGCTTCTACTATTATTGAAGATGTATATGATAATTATATAAGTTCAGATTCTTTTATTAGTCATAAAAAAGATTTAACTTTTGATCGGAAAGGAGATACCGATGGAACTTTTTATGGAATGCATTTTGTATTTCCTACAATAAGACCTTTTCAAGCAATAGATATGGTTACTAAAAAATCGGTTGCTTCAAACGTCGAAATGAATCAACAGGGGAAAAAAAGTGCAAATTTTGGAAAATTTGTATTTTATGAGAATAAATTTGGATTTTATTTTAAATCATTATCTGATTTATTGCATCCTTTAATTACCCAGTCATCGGCTGAAGTTGATGATTCATTATTAGACGAAACTGGTCTAGATTATGATGATCAAAAAACATTGCGTAGAGATGGCATTGGAACAGAAAATGCTGTAAGAGTTTCAAAACCAGCACAAGCGACATCAGTTGATGTACCAATGTCATCTTACGTAATAAGACCAGTAGAGGCCTTATCAATTACTCCTCTTCAAAAAGAACTTACAGTAGTAAAATATAAAATACAATCTACTTTTAATGTTTTAAATAATTTAATTGAAGGAATGTATTCTGGAAGATTGTTGACTTATGATCCAACGACTCACCGAATTGGTTCTATAAATCAATCGTCTGCTACACCATTTATTCCGTCAAGCGGTTTTGATAAAAGATTAACTAATAAGTTATATAAAGCAAATCATCAAGTAAGTTATTATGAGTATGATTATCGGAAACAGTTCGATGATTTTAGGCATGTCGGAAGAACGGGAGAAAAATATCCATTAACAAATGATGAGCATTATGGGATGGATACATCTGAAACTTTTTATAAGTATGCATCAACGAATTTTCAACATAACGAAAAAATGATCACAAAACTATTACAGAATATTATGACGAATAATGATATTGGCGCTATTTCAGTGGATAAACAAGTTGAGAGGTGGTTGTTACAAAGTTATGCTCAAACAAGGCAACTGAGTAATATAATAACGCAAATAACAGTGCCCGGTGATCACAATAGAGTTATAGGTGAAATAATAGAATTAAAATATCCTTCAAATTATTATCCAGACGAACAACATTCTTTTTATGCGGGATTATATTTAATAACGAAAATTCAACATTCGATAATACACGGTAACAGTTATTTGACAACAATGGAATTAGCAAAAGATACATTGTTTTCTAAACTTGACAATACACGAGGCACCTCTTTTGAAAGAGGTACGATTTCTCGGGAATTGAATATCACAGAAGATGATCAATTTATCATGGATGGAATAGATTTAGGCATCGACGTTGGAGGTGTCGCATGAATAGTTCAACTTTTTTAAACGATAATGACATAAAAGATTTTATGGGAACAGATGGGTTTGTCTGGTTTTATGGTGTTGTTGAAAATAGAAAAGATCCTCTTTTTCTTGGTAGAGTTAAAGTAAGGTGTATTGGATTTCATACAGATGATAAAACATTAATACCTACAGGCGATTTACCTTGGGCAGATATTATTCAGCCAATAACATCAGCGGCAATATCTGGAATTGGTACTACTCCTACTGGATTAGTAGAAGGTACTCACGTATTTGGTTTTTTTAGAGATGGTCGAGCCGCCCAAGAACCAGTTGTTTTAGGGACATCTGGTGGAATTCCTGAAAATATTGCAAATCCTGATAGAGGGTTTAATGATTCTAGAACCATTTGGGAAAGGCGTAATGCCCCCTATCCACCTCTTTATATCGATAGATTTGTTTCAGGAATTTCAGCAAAAGTTATAGAACATAGTCAGGGTTTCGCTCAAGAAGAACATTATGATTTCGTAGGGGAAACACCAATGAAAGGTGGAAGGATTTGGTTCGGAAAAAATGAAGATGAGTCGAAAATTCAAGCAAATATTTTTAAACGTTCAGGTGCTGGATCTCCCGGATCCATTGCTAGTTTACCTGATAAAAAAAACAACCCTCCATTGTTGACTTCTCAGATTTTTTCTAGGAATCCTGATGAAAATAGAATAATATTTGATAGGAATGGTATTCCCGCTATGTCGTTGCCTTCAACAAATTTATTAGGATTAAATAGAGAAAAGTTTGTTGAACAGTATGATCAACAACTCTGGGATCCGGTTTCTACTTCACATCCTCAATCTCAAATTGAAATGGCTGTTCATAGAATAGCAGGAAGTTTAAGTGCGACTCAAATAAGTTTGCATACGGGTATTAGAAAAGCTATCGGGGCTCCTTGGTCTTTACCTTCAAGCAGGTTTAATCCTGAATATCCATATAATCATGTTACATATACTGAAAGTGGCCATTTATTTGAATTAGACGATTCTCCGGGTGGCGAGAGAGTTAGAATATTACATAGGACTCAAAGTTTTCTTGAATTTTTACCCGACGGTTCTAGAGTCGATAATACTGTTGGTAAATCGTATTTTCTTTGTGATTCAGATGTTCATTCACATGTTTATGGAGATGAAATAAAACATGTTGAAGGATCAATGAATCATGTTTATAATTCTAGAAGTGGTGGAAGCAATCATTTACTGTTCGATGGTGATGGTGATGTAAACATGGAAGTCACTAAAGGAAATTATAATATTGATTTAAAAGACGGTGAAATGACTATTAAAGCACGAAATCTTACAATCATAGGAACAGCTAAAGGACAATCTAACTTTCAATTACAGCAAATGGGAACATTGGCTGGTGATAAGTCAGCGCCAACTACTCTGGTTGGTGAAAGCATGATACAAGAATTTGGAGATTTTAAATTAACTGCCAAGGGTCATGAACAGGCTATTTCAGGAAGTTCTAAAACGAATATAGCGATGGATCATGAAATGACAATAGAAGGAAGTTCAAATGAAATCGTAAAGGGTATATTTGGTCCAGGTATGAAGAAAGTATGTGTAGGTAAATCGATTATTATTGAATCTCAAAATCCAACAAGCGGTGTGGGGGGTGTTATATTAAATAGTGGACCTGGAGGAATATCATCATCTTTAAAATTAAATGGAAATGGAATGGCGGTTAGTACTACGTTAGGTGATATTTCTGTAAATGCCACTCTAGGAAAAATTGAACTAAAAGCAGGAACAAAATTTTCTGTTGATGCTAGTACAGATATAGAAATTAAAAATAAAGTAGCTAATATTAAAATGGATAGCTCAGGACTTATTTCTATAAAAGGAATGGGATCTGATATTCATACTTTATTAAAAAAATTATCAACAGCATTACAAAATATGACTTTTCCAACCCCGTCTGGTCCGAGTGGCGTGGCAACAAATATGAGTGAATTTGTTGGATTTGATGCAGAAATAGACAAGGTGTTTCAATCATGAATAAAAAAGACGAAGAAATTGTTTTAGAACAACAGCCAATAATTAACGGTAATATGATAGACCTTTTGGGTAAAGTTAAAAACTTTAATGATGATTATGTATCATTTTTAAAAAATCAGTTAGATATTGCAAAAAAACAACAATTAGAAGAAATGGAGACCGGTGGCTGAGTCAAATCCTGAAGATAATGTTCTAAAACAAATGGAGGGCTCGCCTTTTGGTGGATCTGCGGGTGATGCTTTAAATGAATTTTTAAAGGGGCTATCTGCATTTGGTGCTGAATTTTCAAGAATTTCAGAGACGTTAATTCAGTTTTTTCAAACAACAAAAATGTTTTTGCAGGCATTTAAAAATCCTCTTACTGCGGCTTTAATTGAAACCATTGATGCTCTAATAGAAGCACTTGAAGAATTGGATGGTTTGGGTTTTGGTAGTGTTTCTGTTTGGCCGTGGAAAGAT